TCTAGTTAAAGAGAAGATTGTAGCAGACATGTTACAAGATAAGAAGATAGAAGTGAAATCAGAAAGAGGTATGTGGTTAAAGACAGGTAACATAGCAATAGAATATGAAAGCTATGGTAAACCAAGTGGTATAGCTGTTACTGAATCAGACTATTGGTTTCATAATCTATGTGTAGATGAAGAAGTTTATGCAACATTAGTTTTTAAAACTGATATGCTTAAACGAATTGTAGAACAAACAACTGATAAGAAAACAGTATCTGGTGGAGACCATAATGCATCTAAGATGTATCTAATGAATATCCAGAATATTTTTTCTTCAGATATTATTAAAAAAAGTATTGACAATAATAATTAAATAATTTACAATTCAATTATTAATAACAAAAGGTACATGATTATGTATCTTATAACAGTAAAAAGGAGTTAATTAAATATGACAGTAATAACAGGAAAAGCTTATTGGGCATCCGTAACAACACCAAACAAAACATTTGATGTAGATGGTGTATGGACGCTTGATGTATGTAACCTTGATAAGAAGAATATTGAAATGGTTAAAACAGATGGACTTACTATTAAGAATAAAGGTGATGAAAGAGGAGATTTTGTTACTATTAAAAGAAAGGTTAGAAGAAAAGATGGTAATGAGAATGCTGCACCTCATGTAGTAGATGCTCAAAAAAGACCTCTTATTAATACACTAATAGGTAATGGGTCCTTAGTTAATGTACTATACTCTACATATGATTGGGAGTTTAAAGGAAGAAAAGGTACATCAGCTGACCTTAAATCAGTACAAGTAACAGACCTTGTGCCATATGAGACAGGACCAAAGGAAGATTTTGAAGTGGTTAAAGATGGGTATACTTCAAATGAAGATAGCTCTGTAGCTTTCGCTTAATTCCCTTGGGAATGGAGGGAGTAGTTTTGTTCATTTTACTACTCCCTTTTTTATTATGAAAAATATAGATACATTAGTTGAAGATATTTATAAGCTATTTGATTTAGCTCATAAACCTAAACTATCCAAGAAAGAAGCGACAAAAGTATTAGACCAACTAGGTCGTGAAGTAAAGGATTGTCTCTTTGATTATTTGTATAACGAACCACAAGGAAAAAATAATTTAAGACTATCTGCTATAGGTAAACCAGACAGACAACTATGGTATGATATGAAAGAGCCGAATAAAGAAAAACAATTTACACCTGCTACTAGAATAAAGTTTTTATATGGACATATCTTAGAGTCTTTACTAATAGCTTTAACTAAACTAGCAAGTCATACTGTTACGGAAGAACAAAAAGAAGTTAAAGTACAAGGTGTTTTAGGACATCAAGATTGTAAAATAGATGGAGTATTAGTTGATATTAAAAGTGCTTCAGCTACTGCTTTTAAAAAGTTCAGTAATGGTACGTTAAGAGATGATGACCCCTTTGGTTATATACCACAAATATCAGCTTATGCTGAAGCTAATGGTGCTAAAGAAGCTGCATTCTTTGCTATTGATAAACAAAGTGGGTCTCTTGCCTTATTAAAATTACATGAAATGGAGATGATAAATGCAGAAGATAGGATTAAACATCTTAAAAAAGTTGTGGTACAAAATGTTGAACCTGAGAGGTGCTATAGTGATGTTCCTGATGGTACTAGTGGTAACTATAAGCTTTCGATTGGATGCATATATTGCTCTCATAAGAAAACCTGTTGGTCAGATGCTAATCAAGGTAAAGGTTTACGTGGCTTTAAATATGCTAAGGGTGTCCGTTATCTTACACAAGTTAAAAGATTACCTGACGTACAAGAAGTAAATGTTTCGTAGTAAATCCGAAGAAAAAATATACAATCTACTTTTAGATAAAAAAATACCTCATGAATATGAAAAAGGTAAAATAGAATATGAATGGTTAGAACATAAAAGATATATTCCTGATTTTATTTTAAAAGAAAATGGTATTATCCTAGAAGTAAAAGGTAGATTTGTAAGAGAAGATAGAAAGAAACATCTATTTATAAGAAAGCAAAAACCAGAATTAGATATTAGATTTATATTTGATAATCCAAAAGCTAAGTTATATAAAGGTGGCAAAATGACTAATGCGAGTTGGTGTGATAAACATAAATTTAAATACTGTTCATTAAGAGAAGGAATACCAGAGGCATGGTTTAATGAAAGAAAAACCAGAAATAATTTATACGGAATATTTGCAGAAATCATTTAGTGAATGTCCAACAGAAAGATTATTATTTCTTTCAGTAATACTTCAAGCTTTATTAGATGCAACTAAACCAACAGCATCTAATGAAACTGATATAAGTATTGTATCAAGAGACCAAGCTAAAGGATGGTTCTTTGCAACAGCAGGAGTAACCTGTTCTAACTTTGAATATGTATGTGAAAATGCAAACTTAAATCCTAAATATGTTAGAGGATTTGCATATAAAGTATTACAATCAAAAGAAATTAAATATGTAAGAAAAAGAATTAATAAATTATTATCTAAATGAGTTGACTATGGATACGTTATTGATATACTTTAACTCAGCACAAGATGTTAATATATTTTTTTTATTATTAGGAATATGTATAGGTATGTTAATTGTATTAACAGCCTTTTTTTTATCAAAACTTTAGGAGATTAAAATGGGACAAATGGATGAAGCAATAAGAGATACAGTAAAAGATAAAGAAGATTTTAAGAAAACAAACCTTAAAGAAGTAGCAAGTCGTAAAAAACAAATAGGTGGTAGCCATTATAAAAATTTTAAAATTCAACCAGTAGATTATATTATGCAAAATAATTTAACTTTTTTAGAAGGAAATGTAATTAAATATACCACTAGAGCTAGAAAGAAAAATGGTATTGAAGATTATGAAAAAGCAAAACATTGTATTGAATTATTAATTGAACACGCAAAGGAGCATGGACATGAATAACTATTTACCTACAGATTATCAAACATTTATACATGCATCTAGATATGCACGTTGGTTACCTGATGAAGGTAGGAGAGAAAGTTGGATTGAAACAGTATCTAGATTTAGTAATTTTATGCAAGGACATTTAGATAAAAATTTAGGTGTTGTTTTACCTCCTGAGACTTGGAGAAGAATAGAGGATAGTATTATAGGATTACAAGTAATGCCTTCAATGAGAGCATTAATGACAGCAGGTCCTGCATTAGAAAGAGAAAATGTATCAGGATATAATTGTTCTTATATACCTATAGATAGTCCACGTTCTTTTGATGAAGTATTATATATACTTATGAATGGTACAGGTGTAGGTTTTTCTGTTGAAAGACAGTATGTAGATAAGTTACCTACTATCCCAGATAGAGAGTTTGAAAAAACAGAAGATGTTATATCTGTAGCAGACTCTAAAGAAGGATGGGCAAGAGCATTCAGAGATTTAATATCTTTTTTATATACAAATAGAATACCAAGAATAGACCCTAATAAAATTAGAGCAGCAGGTGAAAGATTAAAAACATTTGGTGGAAGAGCAAGTGGTCCTCAACCTTTAATTAATTTATTTGATTTTACTATAGAAAAATTTAAAGGTGCTAAAGGTAGAAAATTAAATGCTATGGAAGCACATGATATAGTTTGTAAAACAGGTGAAGTTGTAGTTGTAGGTGGTGTGCGTAGGTCAGCTTTAATATCTTTATCTAACTTATCAGACCAAAGATTACGTATGGCTAAATCTGGTGCATGGTGGGAGACTAATCCTGAAAGAGCATTAGCTAATAACTCTGTAGCATATACAGAGAAACCAGATGCAGGTATCTTTATGAAAGAATGGTTAGCATTATATGAAAGTAAATCTGGTGAACGTGGTATTTTTAATAGACAATCTGCTCAAGCTAAAGCTAAAGAAAATGGTAGACGTAAATCAACTTATGATTTTGGTACAAATCCTTGTAGTGAAATCATATTAAGACCTAATCAATTTTGTAATCTTACTGAAGTAGTTGTAAGACCTACAGATACAGAAGAAACATTACATAGTAAGATAGAAGTAGCTACTATACTAGGAACTATTCAAGCTACATTAACTAATTTTGGTTATCTTAGAAAAAGATGGAAAGATAATACTGAAGAAGAAAGACTGCTTGGTGTATCTCTTACAGGTATTATGGATAATAGTTTATTATCGAGAATGAGAACTGCATTGCCAGATGTATTAGGTAAGATGAGACATAAAGCTGTAATAACAAATGAAGAGTGGTCAAAGAAATTAGGGATACCACAATCAGCAGCTATTACATGTGTCAAACCTTCAGGTACAGTTAGTCAATTAGTTGACTCTGCTAGTGGTATTCATGCTAGACATAATCCTTATTATATTAGAACAGTAAGAGGAGATAAGAAAGACCCATTAACACAGTTTATGGCAGAGCAAGGCATACCTTGTGAAGATGATGTTATGCAACCTAATAACTCTGTATTTTCTTTTCCTATGAAAGCAGACTCTGGTGCTATCTTTAGATATACTATGACTGCTATTGAACAATTAGAAATATGGAAGTGTTATGCACAACACTGGTGTGAACATAAACCATCAGTAACTATCTCAGTTAAAGAAGATGAATGGATTAATGTAGGTAACTGGTGTTGGGATAATTTTGATACACTATCTGGTATATCATTCTTACCTTTTTCAGACCATACATATCAGCAAGCACCTTATCAAGATATAGATGAAACTATGTATAAAGACCTTGCTGCTAAAATGCCAAACAATATTAATTGGTCTGAACTTAGTAAGTTTGAAACTGAGGATACAACTAAAGGGTCTCAAGAACTAGCTTGTACTTCAGGTGTATGTGAACTAGTAGATATATAAAATATTTATTGACTTTAATATATAAATGATTTATAATTAAAAGACTACAAGATTATATAGGAGATATTATGACCAGAATAAGAAAAGAAATGACTAATACAGTTTATATTGGGTATGATTCAAAAGAAGATACAGCATATGAAGTATTAAAATTTTCCATAGAAAGAATAGCAACAAAAGGAGTACGTGTAGT